AGTGAGCGGCGCACGACGCGCCGGTCGACCGCAAGGAGCGAATGAGATGGTGTTCAACGAGAGCAGACAGGACGCGGCCACGCACTACGTGCCGTGGTTCGCGATCGAGGCGCGGGTGTTCCGCGGCAAGGCGCCGCGGCGGCTGCAGGCGGTGTGCGGCGCGACCATCGACGCGACGGCGTCGAGCAACGAGCCGACGTGCGCGGCGTGCCAGGCGTATCTGACGGCGGATCCCTACGCGGGGCAGACCGGCGCTGACGTGTTCGGGACCGACGAGGCCGCATCATGACGCGTCAGACCTTCGAGGCGGCGGTCCAACGCGACATCGACGCCTTGGTCCAACGGGCGACCCCGGCGGCCCCGGACTACACGACGCGCTGCGCCGCCTGCGGCGTGGAAGTCTGCCGTCACTTCGATGGCTGGGACGGCTCCCCGCTCGGGTGCGAGGAAACCTGCCGGCGCTGGGGCGCGCACGCTCCCGCCGAGGCCCCGGCGCCGGTGCCGACGCGCCGCCGCTATACGTTCGCGGTCTACGTCGAGGCGCCCGAGCCGGTCATGGACGCCGACGGCTACGAAGACAACGGCTACACGCAGGCCAACATCGAGGCGCTCGTGAAGCAGACGCTCACGCACTACGCGGCGCCACTGAACAAAGAGCGCGGCGCCGTCCTCGTCGACTGGGAACTGATGGAGCACGAAGCGGTCGAACCCGCGGCGCGCCGGTAACCACGAATCACCAGGCCGGGCAGGACGCCCGGTCATCACCTTGATCGGCGGAGCCGACGCTTTATGGATACGCAAGATATGAAACTCGTCACCGCAGAAGTCACCAAAGCGCCCGCGCTCCCCGAGCCGGTCGCGCGCCGCAACATCAATGAAGCCCAGTGGCGTACGCTCATGAATTCCCTGTACCCGGGCGCGAAGGGCGAATCCGTCCTCCTCGTCTGGGATTACTGCAAATCGCGCAATCTCGACCCGCTCAAGAAGCCCTGCCACATCGTCCCGATGGAAGTGAAAGTCGGCGACAAATACGAGTGGCGTGACGTCGTCATGCCCGGCGTCTACGAGCTCCGCACGACGGCGCAGCGCACCGGCGAATACCTCGGGCACAGCAAAGCCGAGTACGGCCCGGAGATCGAACTGGCCGGCGTCAAGGCGCCCGCCTGGTGCGAGATGGTCATGTATCGCTGGAACGCGACGATCGCGCAGCGGGCCGAGTATCCCGTGCGCGTCCTCTTCGCGGAAGTCGTCGCCACGAAGCGCGACGGCAAGGCGAACGCGCGCTGGTCGAAGGCGCCCGTGCAGATGCTCACGAAGTGCGCCGAGGCCGCGGGCCTGCGCGAAGCCTTCCCCGACGAGGTCGGCGGGATCGCGACTGAAGAAGAGATGGACGGGCAGCGGGCGATTACCGTGCAGGCCACGACGCCGGCCGAGAGCGGTCCCGGACTCGTGCGGCCCGAGGGCTACGACGACTGGATGAGCGTGCTCGTCGCGGCGGCGAACGCCGGCGGTGCCGCGCTCTCCAAAGCCTGGAAGGACGCCCAGCCGACGCTGCGCCAGTTCCTGATGGCGACGGAGCCGGAATCGTGGGACAGCTTGAAGGCCCGCGGCGACGCGGTCGACCAGGCCGCCGTGCAGGTCGGCGAGGTGGTCTCATGATCGCCACCATCCTGACCATGCCGCAGCGGTCGCCCGAGTGGTACGCCGCCCGGCTCGGCCGCCTGACGGGTTCGTGCGCGGGCGCGATGCTCGCGACGGTGAAGAACGGCGAGGCCGCCGGCCGCCGCAATCTCCGCGTCCGCCTGATGCTCGAGCGCGTCACCGGCCAGTCGCAGGAAGACGTGTTCGTCAGCAAGGACATGCAGCGGGGGATCGACGAGGAAGACAACGCCTTCCGCGCCTACGAAGCCGAGACGGGCAACCTCGCGCGCCGCTCGGGCTTCCTGTCGCATCCCAGCCTGATGGCGGGCTGTTCCCTCGACGGCGAGGTCGACGGCTACCAGGGCATCCTCGAGCTCAAGGTGCCGAAGTCGGCGACGCACCTGGAATACCTCCGCGGGGAGGTGCCGCTCGAGTATCTCCGCCAGTGTCAGCACAACCTCTGGCTGTCGGAGGCGTCGTGGTGCGACTTCGTCAGCTACGACCCGCGCTTCCCCGAGGGGCTGCGCCTGAAGATCACGCGGATCACGATGGACGACGCGCAGCGCCGGGCGTACGAGCTCGTCGTGCGGATGTTCCTGACCGAGGTCGAGCGCGAGGTCGCCGAGGTCGAAGCGCTGGCGCGGGTCGCGCAAGGGCGGGAGGCCGCGTGAACGCGTGCACGCCGGGACCGTGGACCGTTGGATCGAAACGCTCGATTCTTGGCAAGGCTTTCCACGGAGTCGCCAGAGAGATTGTGTCGAGCGTCCGTGGCGGTTCGCCAGCAGCGGCGGATGCGAATGCTCGCCTCATCGCCTCGGCGCCAGACCTGCTCAAGGCCCTCCGAGCGTTCTGCGACGACGGCCGCGATCTGACCGTGGCGTACAAAGAGGCGCTGGCCGCCATCGCGAAGGCGGAAGGCCGATGAAGCGTCCGAGCGCGGCGGCGGTGGTCTCAACGGGCGTGGTGACCGACGGCGTCATCCGCCTCGACGACAAGGTCACCACCGCCGCCGAGCTCAAGACGGTGCGCAACGGCGGGATCGTCCTGACCGTCGAACCCGCGGGCGAGGACGCGCTGCGCGTCGTGAAACTGCGGAAGTACTACCGGGCCGTCGTGGTCAAGCAGCTCGCGGCGGCGGCCCGGATGGCGCCCGACGACCTCCACGGGTTCCTTTGTACACAGTTCCTCGGGCACCCGGTCACGCATGTCAGTCCCGCGACCGGCGAGGAGATCACCGTGGTCGTCTACCGCAGCACGTCGGAGCTGCACAGCGACGACTTCTGGGCGTTCGTCGAGCAGGCGCGGGCGTTCGCGCTCGAGCACTACCAGTTGCGGATTGCCGACCCCGATCCGGCGTGGAAACTCCACAGAGAGGCCGCATGAGCCGACGCACCCATCCCGCCGACCAGGTCGTCGTGTTCTTCGAGACGGCGCCGCTCGAGCAGGCGCAGACCGTCCTGACGATCGCCCGCGGCATCCTCGCGCGCCGGACGCCGAAGGCGAAGCGCCCTTCCGGTTCTGCGACCTCAAATGAGACGGCAAAACCGGAAGCGCGACCGTCACGAAAGGGCGCGGCTCTGCTCGATGGCGCCGAGAGCACGGGGCCGACGTCATGACGCACGACACCGCGACGCGCTTTCCGCTCTCGTGGCCCGACGGCTGGGCCAGAACGCCGCGTCACCAGCAACGGCGCGCGCACTTCGGCACCAAGCAGCCGAATGACTACAAACGCCCGCTGACCGTGGCGCAGGCGATTCCCCGCCTGTCCGGCGAGCTCGCGCGCCTCGGTGCCACGTCGGAACTCCTGAGCACGGATCTCGACGTCCGGATCGATGGGCTGCCGCGGAGCGGACAAGCGGAACCCGCCGATGTCGGCGCCGCGGTCTGGTTCTGGTTGAAGAAGAAGCCGCTGTGCCTTGCGTGCGACAAGTGGGATCGGGTCGCGGACAACATCGCCGCGCTCGCCAACCACATCGACGCGCTGCGCCGGATCGAACGCTATGGCGTCGGCAGCATCGAGCAAGCCTTCGCCGGCTACGTGGCCTTGCCGGCGAAAGCGTCCGACTGGTGGGTGATTCTCGGCGTGTCGCCGAACGCCACGATCGACGAAGTGAACAGTCGGTTTAAGGAGCTGGCGCGGACGAATCATCCGGACGTGGGCGGCAACGTCGATGAATTTCAACGCATCTCCGCGGCCCGGCGCGCCGCGGCCGAAGCCCTGGGTCGGTGACCGCGGCATGATGCAAATTGTTTCGAAGTGGAAGATCACCATTACGCGCTCCAGCGCGCCATCGCTCGTGATTTTCATCAGCGATCGATTTTTGTCGAATGTGCTGCGCAAGCTCGCCGACCTCGAGCTCGAGGTCGAGCCGGTGTCGATGTCGATTGTTCTCGTCGAGAATCCGCAGCAATCAGGAACCTTGGGATGAGCGACAAGTTATTCGGGGAGAGGTTTTTGGTGGATCGGTGGAGGGCCTCGCCGGCGTCCCTGTTACCGATCGAGCCGCGCGGGCTGTATCGAGAAATGCTGACGCAGGCCTGGCGGCGGGAGTGTCGCCTGCCGGCCGACCCTAAAGCGATCCGCCAAGTGGTGGGCTGCAGCTTGCGAGAGTGGCGGCGCTGCTGGCCCAAGATCGAGAAGTACTGGCGCGTCGAAGGCGACGCCCTAGTGCCCGTTGAAGCGCTGGGATTTGCTCGCCCCTGGCCGGGCCAGAACGAACGGCGCCACATTCCGCTCGCCGTGCGCCGAGAGGTGTTCGCGCGTGACGGCGTCTGTGTCTGGTGCGCCGCGCAGGAACGCCTCGAGCTCGACCACATTGTTCCGTATAGCCGAGGAGGCCCGGACACGGTCGACAACCTCCGCGTGCTCTGCAAACCATGCAACGTCCGACGAGGCGCTGACCGCGCGTCGAAACCGTTATTGCAGAAACGCACGCCGTCGGTGACGGCGACAGAAAGCTGAGCAGAATGCCGCGTCTCACAGGCTTTTGGTGGTGGATCGATCGGTGGCGTCAGAGTCAGGCCTACATGGACATGACCCTCGAGCAGCAAGGCGCCTACCGCAATTTGCTCGACGAGGGGAAGCTGCGCGGCGGGCCGCTCCCCGACAACGAGGAGGTATTAGCCAAAGCGTGCGGCGACCCGAGGCGCTGGAAGCAGATCCGCGGCGCGATCATGTCCCACTTCACCTTAGAGGCCGACGGCTGGCATAACGCGACGCTCGATGAAGTGATTCGCGAGTCGGAGCGGCGGGCGGTGACGCAGCGTCACTATCGTGCCCGGAACGGGCAAACGGAGGCAGGCACCGCGACATCTCGCAGGCGATAACGACGCGGTCTTCACGGCAATAACGACGCGGTCTTTTTCTACGTCTTGCGCGCGTCACAAACCGCATAACGGAGCGGTCTTTTTTGGCGACCTCTGGATCTGGTAAAGAACACGGACTTAGCTAATTAGCTAGATCGTCTCTCTTCGTAAGTACTTGGTTTCATTAAGAGAACGGAGGGGCCGCAGCTGCGTCGCCGCGCCTGATCAGGGTCGCCACAACGCGCTGCGGCCGACCGCGAGTCACACAAATGACCGACCTGACCTTACAAGAATTCTCGCCGATCTTCCGGGACTTGGTCCGGGCCCTGCAGCCGCCGAAGGCCCTCGACCGCGAGACCGAGCGCGTGTATTGGGAAACCTTGCGCGGCTTCAGCGCGGACGTTCTGCGGCAGAGCGCGTGCGTGCTGCGTCGCCAGGACCGGCCGCTGTGGCCGACGAGCGGCGAGTGGTACCGGCTCGCGCTACGGCTACGAGCCGAGACCATCGCGACTGAGATCGGGGCCAGCCGAGAGTGTGAGCGGTGTCGCGATTTCGGCCTGTTGCGTGTGGCGTATCAGTCCGGCGAGCTCTTCGACATCGCCGTGTGTAGCTGTCTCGCCGGCCGCTTCTATCGAACCGCCGGGCCCGCGCTGGTGCTGGCGCGACTCGCCCTAGACCCTGCCCACCGCGTGGGCTATCTCGAGGACTTCAATGACGACGTGGATGCGTGATCGCACGCTGCGACACTGCGGCCAGTGCGGCGCGGAGATCCCCGCGGACACGGTGTTGTTGCGGATCACGTTCGGCAGCTGCAAGGCGAAAAAATATCGCTGCGCCACGTGCGCCGGGCCCGCCCCGCCGGATCTGCCCGCGGCGATCGAGTACGCCGACCCGCCGCCGATCGATCTCACGCGTCTCGGGTTGCTGCCGCTGGACTTTTCGCGCCGGACGCGAACGCCTGGTGAGGAGGGCTGACGTCATGCCGCTGTTCGGCCGCTGGCACAAAGGCGACGCGCTGATCGACACGTTGATCGTGCCGCCGACGTATCGGTTCGAGAAAGCGGATGAAGCGTTGGCGCAGAAGACGCAACAGCGGCGCGCCGCGGCGGCCTCGATTCGCCACCGCGCGTCGGCCGTCGAGACCGGCGCGCCCGTCGCCAAAGTGTTGACGATGACGCATGGCTCACGAAAGGACCGCTGAATGGATTCGAAGACACATCGCTCGTCCGTGATCGCCGTCGTCGTGAAGGTGCCCTATGACCGCGCGCAACCCCACCATGTTGGCCGGATCCTGTCGAGCGCGATTCGCGCGGCCCTGTCAACACCAGAGGCCCGGAGCGTGGACCCCGACGACGACGCGCCGATCATGCTGGACGTCGTCGCGATTGGCCCGCATCAAATCAACATCCTCGAGGGCGACTTCGTCACGGTGACGTATCCGGTCGGCGCCGATACCGTGATGTCGGTGCAGCCAGGCGGCGAGGTCGAGACACGCCCGGCGAACAGCCACGGCCCCTACGAAACCGGGCTGAAGCGGCCGGATCGGATCATCTTCGCGCCGCTCGGGCCGGCCGGGTCGGTGTTCATCGTGCCGTTCACCGAGACGATTCCGAACGAGTGACGCCATGACTGTCAAAGAAGCGAAACAAGCGATTCAAGATTTGATCGACGAGTTCCCAGATGCTGATTTCATCGAATGCCTCGAAGAAATGATCGACCTTGCGACGACATCGCTTGAGGCACGACGAGAAGAAAATCGACACGAAGACGAATAACGCCCGAGAGGATCATGACCTACGCCACCGCCTGGCCGTTCTTGACGTCGACGCCGGAGCCAGTGCCGCCGCCCGTAATCGTCGTGCGGCCGCCGCTGCCGCCGTTCGACACGCAGACGACGGACCCGGAGACGGGCGCGCCGCTGCCCGTCTACACAGAGTTGCGCGCCGAACCCCCGGCCACGGCCGACGTGCGCTGGTGGCGCGGCGATGCGTGGGGGCTGACGATCCCCGGGCTGCCGCCGGTGGCCGGCGGGGCGAATGGACCCGCGCAGAATCGGGTCTTAACCTACTTCCTCGATCGCTACGGCCACGGCGCCTGGGAAGACCGGATTCTGAAGACGTATTGCAGCTACGGCTACTCGCACATCTCGCTCTCGCCGCAAGATTCGTTCGAGGCCGGCCTGAGTGAGGACGCCTACGTCGCGATGAGCGTGCGGTGTCGCGAGGCCGGGTTGTTCGTGCATCACCTGATGCGCTCGAAGTACTACACGCCGACGCCGCCGGATCTCAGCGCCCCTGATGCGCTGATCGAACGGCTGCTCGCCGAGGGCGCGATGCAGATCGAAACGCCGGCCTGGGAGTGCAATCACTGGTCACCCGAGATCGTGCGCGCGATGATCGATCACGACGCGGCGCTCATCGGGACACGCTGCCGCATCATGCTGCACTTCTTCCCGCATTACATCAGCTGGCAGCCGAACGATGAGACGCCGACTGATTTCTGGCGCGCCAATTTTGGCAAAGTCGACGGCGTGCTCTACCAGTGCGATCCCGCGTGGACGGCGGGCATGATGGCGGCGCGCGCGACGGATTG